TATGATAGCGAGAATGAATTTGTCAAGGAAGTAGATGCAACGGAATTAATCTTTGCAGGTACAGTCATAACCCAATACACGGGAACTGATAAGATATATTCATCAATTTACAAGAAGTCCAATGCCAATGCCTCTGAGGATAAAATGGATTCCGTTATAAGGATTCTACAAGCAAAGAAGGTAACTGGTATGGCATCTTGGAAACTTACGCACCCTATGGGGCATGATACTTACACAGCATACGGATATGCTGGACACGTTAATGACCCAATAAATCCAACGGATGATATTAATTGGGGCGCACCAAAGCAGTTGTTTTTTACTACCTCATCGTACACGGCAGCAAACTTGTTCAATGGTTATTGGTCAGAGTACATTGCAGAAATAACGGACAAGGATAGTAAGTTACTGACCTGCTCATTAAAGTTGAATGAGATTGATATTTATAACCTTGATTTTAGCAAACTAATTTATATTGATGGTTCACTTTGGCGGTTGAATAAAGTCATTGATTATAACCCGATGGACTTTAACGTGACAAAGGTGGAACTTCTTAAAGTAATTGAATTAACATACGTTTAATATGGCAGAAGAAATAATTGGTGTCAAGGTCAAAGTTGATGCAGGGGATATCGGGAAGTCGGTTGGTTCACTAAAACAACAACTAAGGGAAGCACAGGGTGAGGTGAACGCATTGTCTGAAAAGTTCGGTGCGACATCAAAGGAGGCAGTTAATGCAGCAAAGAAGGCAGCAGAATTGAAGGATGCCATAGGAGATGCGAAAGCGTTAACGGATGCATTTAATCCTGATCAAAAGTTTAAGGCATTAACCTCATCTCTTGCAGGTGTTGCTGGTGGGTTTGCTGCTCTGCAAGGTGCTATTGGTTTATTCGGAGTAGAGAGTGCAGAGGTAGAGAAAACCTTGTTAAAGGTCCAATCTGCTTTGGCATTGTCGCAAGGTCTTGAATCAATCGGCAATAGTATTGATTCCTTCAAGCAACTTGGTGCAGTAATACAAAGTACAACGGCATTCCAAAAGATTAATAACACAGTAACGGCATTAACGGGAACTGTTATGAAAACTTTAGGGTTTGCGGTGGAAACTACCTCAACCTCATTTAAAGTCCTTAAAGGTGCTATTGCTGCCACTGGTATTGGTTTGCTTGTAGTTGCAGTAGGTGAGTTGGTTAATGCTTTTCAGAACTATTCATCAGCAGCAGAGAAGGCAAAGAAGGCACAGGATGACCTTAATGCATCAACAAAGAAAGGTGCTGAAATAGCACTTGAGGCAGAACTTGCAACAATAGATTTACAGAATCAATTACTTGTAGCACAAGCAAAAGCAAAGGGTAAAAGCGAGGCAGAGATAAGAGCAATAGAGGAACAATCGGGTAGGTTAAGAATATTAGCAAGAAAAAGATTTCAGAATGAGATAGCAACAATAGACCAGGATGCTGCTAACAAGAATCTACTTGAAATTAAAAAGCAACAGGTCGCATCACAAGTTGCAAACTTAAACGCTGAAGGTGCAGAAGTAGCAAGAAAGAAAGCAGTAAGAGAAGCGGAAGCACAAAAAGAAAAAGAAAGGATTGCACAAGAAAAAAAGGACTTTGCAGAAGCACAAGAATTAATCCGTAGAGAGAAACAACTCGGAGCAGATTTAGTAAAGACTGAAATTTTAGGGATATCAGCAGTAGGGAAAGATGCACTTATTGCAACCCAGGTAACTGCAAAAGGTGTAACCAATGCGATTGTAGTAAGTGCAACTGAACAAGCAGATGCTAAAACTAAACTAACTGAGTACGAGAAGAAACTTGAAAAGGATAAGTTTGATGCTCAGTTGGGTCTTGCTTCTCAATCACTTTCCATTATCGGTGGACTTGTAGACCAAAATAGTGCAGCAGGAAAGGCAATAGCAGTAACTCAAGCAATCATAAACACATACCAAGGTGCATCTAAGGCATTGGCACAAGGTGGCATCTTTGGACCTGTGGCAGCAGCAGCGACCATTGCAGCAGGATTGATAAATGTTAAAAAGATTATCAGTACAAAAGTACCATCGGCAAAGGGTACGGGTAGTGTAGCAGATTCGGGCAGTCCATCAATGTCTATGGCATCTGCACCAATAGCACCATCTGCACAAATCCAAAACACTGTAACCTCATTAAGTCAAGCATCCATCAATCAAATGGGATCAGCAGCAGGAAGGGCATACGTTGTGGAATCTGATATCACTAACCAACAAGAAAAGATTATAAGAATAAACCGAGCAGCAAGACTTGGGTAAAACAAAACAAAATGGAGAAGAATATACCGATTTTTAACTTGGAAATAACCAGCGACCTTGAGGATGATGTTGAGGTTGATACAATTAGTTTGGTTGACAGACCTGCCATTGAAAGGTCCTTCCTTGCCTTTGCAGATGATTTCGCAGAAGGAATGCCTCACTATACAAAAGATGGTGTACTGTGGACAGGACCAACGCACAAAGATGCAGATGGAAGGTTAATGACTGGTGAGGTACACGATAAGGATAGCGAGTACCTTTACCACATTTATGAATTAGCGGAAGTTGGACCAAGAGGGGGAATAAGGAAATCGGACAAAGCACCAAAGTCAGATACTAAAAACCCAAACCCGAAAGGTGAAGGAACTGCCAAAGGTGATGCATCGGGAAAGAAGGGAGCAAAAGTTACCGAGGACCAAGAGAAAAGTTTACAGAAAAAAGTTGATGAGTTTAATGAAAAAGAAAGCAACACCAAGAATGGCAATGCAACCTTGGGGGCATTGAAGTCAGTTTTCCAAAGGGGATTGGGTGCATACAATACCTCACGCAGTCCTGTGGTAAGATCAGCAGAACAATGGGCATTTGCACGGGTTAACGCATTTCTTTACCTGCTAAAAAATGGCAGACCTCAGAATCCAAAATACACTACCGATTACGATTTACTACCGAAAGACCATCCCAAAGCAGACAAGTTTGCAGAATCAAATATGATTGAATGCCAAAATTGTGGTCATTCATGGGAGTATGAAGAAGGGGGAGAGGATGTTTACAAATGTCATCTCTGCCAATACGAAAACCAACCTCAAGTGTTTGCAGAATCATACACAGACTACCCTGAGAGTGCAAAAAATAACGCACAAAGGGCATTGGATTGGGTAGAGAAGAATGGATGGGGAGATTGTGGAGAGGCAACTGGCAAAATAAGAGCGAACACCATCGCAAAGGGTTTACCCATTTCCCGTGAAACAATCGCAAGAATAAGCGGATTTAAAAGGCATCAACAAAATAAAGATGTACCATATAGTGAAGGATGCGGAGGTCTTATGTGGGATGCTTGGGGTGGCACTTCTATGATTGAATGGGCAAGTAATAAACTCAAAAAACTTGACAGACAAAACTTTGTCATCCAAGATGAAGACCAGCAAATCATAAGCGGTCCATTAATGTTGGCAGATACTCCTATCTATCGCAATGACCACAACGGAGAGTATTATGTGGTGTTCACAAAGGAAACGATAAAAAAGATTGCACAGAGGTACTTTAAAAAGGGGTATCAAGGAAACGTGAACTTAATGCACGATTCAGGGCAATCGGTTGAAGGTGTAACAATGTTTGAATCATTTATTAGCGACAAGGTTAGGGGCATATACCCGATGAAAGGGTTTGAGGATGTACCTGATGGGTCATGGTTCGGTTCGTTCAAGGTAGATAATGCAGAAGTATGGGCAGAGATAAAAGCAGGGAAGGTAAGAGGGTTTAGTGTTGAGGGGCAATTTAATTACAAGAAAACAGGAGATAAAAAGATTGAGCAACTTTGGGCAAATGTGTTAGAAGTGCTATCTAAAGTAGTGTAGCATTTTCATAGCGTTTTGGTTAAGGCAGGGTGTTTCCACACCTTGCCTTTTTCTTATATGGTACATTGGAAAATACTAACTATTTATTGTCAAAAGTTATGATGACTACTTTAGAAGCGATAAACAAGATTAAACAAATGTTCGCAGAGGCAGGGGAATTGCCATCTGCAATGCCATTGCAATCAGTGGCAGAGTATAGTTTGAAGAGTGGTGCAAAGGTTATGATTGATAAGTACGAAGTCGGTGGTAAAGTTTCTTTGGTAGATGAGTCAGGTAATCAAGTTCCTGCACCTGCTGGAGAGCATGAGTTGATAGATGGTTCGGTAATGACTTTGGATGAAAACTCAATGATTTTGTCAATTAAAGCACCTGAAGTTGAACTCCCTGAAGCACCTGAGGTTGAGATTGAATCAAACAAGCACGAAGAAGAGGATATGATGAAAAAGAAGATAGAAGAGATGCAAAAGCAACTTGATGAGATTAAGATGGCATACGATGCCAAACTTGCCTCTCAAGAAGCAAAGTTCAGCAAGGGTATGAGTGATATTTCAGATGTGTTAGTGCAACTTTTGAACACACCATCTGCAAATGCTACTGAGCAACCCAAAGAAAAGTTCAACCAGCACATTGAAAAAAAGGAAGATAAGATTAGCAGATTCCTTGATTTCGCAAAGTCAATTAAGTAAAAATTTCTCAAACAATAAAAATTAAATAAAATGAGTTTTTCAGTATCAACATTGGCAGCCTATACAAAAGAGAACGAGCAACTGCTTGTATCTGCTTCTGTACTTGGCAGCAAAACCGCTGGTCTTGTTAAGGACCAAGGAAACGTGATGGTAGGCGTTAAGTCTGCTGAAACCATCAATATCATGAACACAGATGCTATCTTCCAAGATGGTTCATCTTGCGGATTCAATGCATCAGGTCTGACTTCTTTCACTCAAAGGACTGTAACAGTAGGAAAGATTAAGGTTAACGAAGCACTTTGCTTGAAAGACCTTGAGAGCAAGTATTTGCAAAAAGCACTTCCTGCTGGTTCTAAGTACGATTCAATGGTTTATTCTGAGGAGTATTCTAACTTGAAAGCATCTAAAATTGCTTCTCAATTGGAAAATGCTTTGTGGCAAGGTAACACTGGAAGCGTTGATGTAAACTTGAACAAGTTTACTGGTTTGCTTTCTTTGATTACTTCAGCAGGTGCTTCTATTGTGAATGCAAATAGTGTACCTTTTCATGGTTCAGTAGAAACTGCAATCACTGCTGGAAACGTAATTTCTATCTTTGATAGCATCTACAAAGCAATCCCTGCTCAAGTAGTTGATAAGGATGATATGGTTATCTTCTGCGGTATGGACACTTTTAGGACCTACACTGTTGCTTTGAAAACTGCCAATCAGTTTCATTACACAGTAGACCAAAAGGCAAATGGTGAATTTGTTCTTCCAGGTACTACCATCAAGGTAATTGCAGTTCAAGGTCTGAATGGTACAAATGATATCGTAGCAATGAGGGTTTCTAACCTTTTCATCGGTACTGATTTGCTGAATGAGGAAGAGAGGTTTGAAATCTTCTACGCTAAAGAAGCAGACCAAGTCCGCTTTGTAGCAGAATTCAAAATGGGAGTAAACTTCGCTTTCCCTGATGAGGTTGTAAAGTTCTTCGTTTAAATAACATTGATGGTGAGGGGTGGTTTACATCCCTTGCCTTCATCTTAAATTTTATATTATGCCGTGTGCTTTAACTCAAGGATATGTATTGGACTGTAAAGAGTCCATTGGTGGTATCAAAGCGGTTTGGTTCATTCCATTCGCTGATGTTACTACGATAACAGAGGCATCAGGCGTTGTTACTACTATTACAAAGTCATCAGGTAAAGTGTTTTACAAGTATCAACTTGTTAAGCAAACCTCTTCACTTATCGAAAACATTACCGCATCCGTTGAGAATGGTACTGTTTTCTATGCTCAAGAATTGTCAATCATCCTCAATAAACTTCAAGCATCTACAAGAAACGAGATTTTGCTCTTGGCAAAAAACAATCTCCTTGCAGTTGTACAGGATGGAAACGATAAATACTTCTTGCTTGGTAAGGTGAATGGTGCTGATTTGACTGGTGGTAATGGTGCGACTGGTACTGCTTTTGGAGATAGGAATGGTTACACATTGACCTTCACAGGCAATGAACCTGCACTTGCTCCTGAGGTTTCAAGTTCTATTATAGCAGGATTGACTGTGTAAATAGGCAAGGTTTAGATTTGAGTAGGGCATCCATTTCGGATGCCTTTCTTTTTGGGTAAAAGTTAGCGGATTACCTATTTAGACATAATGATACAACTCACACAAGGAGCAACGGAGTTCATTTACCTAACATTAACGGAGAAGCAGACACTTGCATCACCTAATTACTTGTTTCGTTTTGTGAATAGGACCACACGGGATGAGGTTGCTTTTGTGCTTTTGTTTGCTCTTGATGTTTCAATCTATAAGGATAGGTACAACAAGTTCAGCATCAAAGTACCAAAGTATTTTGGATTGGGTAATATGGGGGAGTGGTTGTATTATGTCTATGAGCAATCAAGTGCTTACAATGTAGACTACACCCAAGCGACTACACTGCTTGAAGAGGGCATTATGAAACTGTCACCATCAACCACATTTGAATATACGCAGTACGAGGTTGATAATACATACATAACAAGATGATGAATGATTTAGTAATATTAAACTTTCAAGAGGCAAGGCAACCCGAATATAGGGAGAAGAGGGGCAAGGGTTACATTGAGTTCGGTGAGAGAAACGATTACCCAAACTACCTTTTGCAACTTTACAACAAGAGTGCAAAGCATAATGCAATCGTAAAGGGTAAGGTTAACTACATTATAGGAAACGGATGGAAGAGTGATGAGGCAGACCCTATTGCGGACCAGTTCATCGCACAACCGAATCAGTTTGAATCCTTGAATGAATTGACAAGGAAGGTATCAATAGACATTGAAATCTTTGGCGGTGCATACCTTGAGGTGATTTGGTCCGT